CTTTTACGTTCTGCAGGAGATTCATGGCTGTGCCTTTCAATAGTGTCTTAAGTGGGCGTCAGTGCATTAAGATGCCGCGCACTTGAGTTTTTTGATTGCCTCTGCCTGGCGAACGCCGCCGCCTGTACGCTTGCGGGCGCGGAAGACGACGAGGCCATCATCAGCACCGGTGGTGTAGTCGACTTGGAAGGCGATAGAGACCCTGTCGACAATTAGGTAGGCCTTCCGGAAATCGCCAAACACGACAGGGAAGGTATTCGCCGCAGCATCTGGCATGTCAGGCATTTCCACATATGGCGCGTTGAGAATTGTGTTCGGGACATTGCCAGCGATGCCGGGAATCCACATGTAATTCCCCTGTCCATCTTTCAGCTTACGGATTTTCCCAATACTGTTTCTATTAAGACCGAATGTCGCATTTCTTGAATGAGCTGTTTTTAGTCCGTAGTACAAATCTTGCAGGCCATCTGCAGTGATCAGCGAGGCATTGCCGCTAACCACAATGCCAACATCAGCGTTCGTTAAGATACCCTCTGCCTGATTGGACGCCCCTGCTCCACCGATGAACTCAACCCCCTCTTTCACGGCAAACTGCTCGGATGAATCCTCTCGAAGCTCGGCGAGCAGGTCGTATTCGCTGTCTTCAAGCATTTGCTGAGAAATTTCCATTCTTGCAAACATCTCTGGCGCCTGAATCTCTATCATCCCGTACGCCGGATCACCCGTGTTCACGCGAGATTGCGTTTCTCCAACTCGCGTTGCAGATCCAGTGCCTGTGCGCTTTCTCTGTTTCAGACTACCGGTTCCAATAGTTCTTACTGTGGCCAAAGCGCGCAATGGAGATATTTCGATTACATCTTTAATGATGTCCGCCTGCATTTCCGGAGGCGCCAATAGGTATCCTCCCGCAGTATCCTCACTACGCACCAGCGCCGCGGAGTACTGTTTTATTAACGCAACGTCAGCCGGGTCTCTCTCATCGGGTTGGCGCCGGATAACACGATCAAATGCGGCTATAACTTTCCTTTGCTCGCCTTTGTCGTTGGCGCCAAGGACGCCTGGGCGATTCAGGATTGTTTCCACGCGATCCAGCTGCTCTTGCATCGCCTTGTTTTGTTGCTCGGCGAGCGTGAGCTTCTGGTTCAATGGCTCGAACGAGTCAAGCTTTTTGGTGATGTTATGGATTTTTACTTCCAGCAGAGAATCGCGCTTCTTTTCGTTTTCGTCGTTTGCTTGCTTGAACTCTTCGAACGCCGACATCAGTTCTTTGACATCTACCTTATCCATGGTCTGGGTCCTCGGTTTTTACGGGCGAAAAAAAAGGCCACTAAAGGCCTGGTCGTTGGAGTCTGCTTCGCGTCATTTTTTGAATGACAGCATTAACTCTTTCAATCTTGCTACATCAGCCCGTCTCCCCTCGTCACGCAGGGCCTGAGTTGGCTTTGCCGTTTCCTCATCACGCAGGGACGGCTGAATCGCCCGGGCGGCGAGTGCTGCGATTCGCTTGGCCTGGGAGTTCGTGAACCCTTCTCCGTCACGGAGAAGATGTTCGAATTCGCGCATGCCGGTCAGGTCTTCGCGATCTTCCGGCACGATGTCATTCGGTGTGTTTTTGAAAAGCTTCAGCATTACCGACTTGGCGTGGTCTTTCTTTTCCCTCTTCTTTGCCTGAACAAGGGTATCGGCGAAGCCATTGTCAACGGCTCCTTGGGCGCCGAACCATGTCTCGGCGGCGATCCAGTCGGCCAGCTGATTGCGTTTCTGCTCTGTGCGCGCCTCGTAGATATCGATGATGCCGGCTTCGAGTTCATCGAGTACCTCTGCCTCTTTGCGCATCACCGTTGCGTCGCCCATGGCGAATGACCATGGCTTGTGGATCATGACCTTCGATCCGTCGCCTATCCGAATTTCATCACCAGCCATGGCGATGACTGAGGCGATCGATGCCGCGATGCCCTCGATGTGCACGATGACGTTGGACGATTGACGTGCGAGCGTGTTGTAGATTGCGACGCCGTCAAACACCGAGCCGCCAGGGCTGTTTAAGCGGACGTTGATGGTGTCGGCATCGAGGGCTGCGATTTCCTTCGCAAACTCGGCCGCCTCCACGCCATTCCACCATCCACCGATGTCGCCATAGATGAAGACTTCCGCTTCGGATGATTCCTCGTCCGCAGCGACGCGGATATGGCCAGGGCCTAACGATAATGGAGCGAGGTTCCTCAGCTTGTCTGTAACGCTCAGGTCAATCAGTCGTTTCTTCATTGGGATCTTCCTGTTTGTCGAGTTCAGCAAGTACTTCGTTCAGCAATCCGTCTGCGTCGCGGATCCGGCGCTCGTTCTTTGATGAGAGCACGCGGCCGACGTTGAGGCGATTCCTTCGACTGCTTGGCGACGGCGACAGCGCCGGCTCGCTCTCATCGTCTGCAGCAATGGTGTTCATTGGTACCCGGTAAATCTCGCCGCCAGGGTATGGGTTCTTCTCTTCCATTGCGCGTATTTCATTCGGGTTAAGCGCGCCCATTTGCCAGAGCTTGTAGTAGTACTCGGCTCTATCTTTTGTAGCGCCACGCATCAGGGCATTCGGCGATAACTTTGCGTATATGCCGTTTTCGTAATCGTCTTCGGTCAGCAAGTTCACATCGGCAGATTCCTCAATGCGTCTGTACCACGGCATTAAGCAATGCACAACATGAGCCAGGAACATCTGTTCCGCGCTAGCATAGGTCGCCGTTTTATCGGCATGCCCAATCATAATTGGGCTTACCCGCCACGCCCGACAGATTTCTTCCAGCTGGTGCTTACGCGTATCGAGATGCTGGTTATCGACGCCTGTCTTGCTGGTCGGAGTCCACTTCCCGCCGCGATCGAGAATGAATGGCTTGAACTTGTTTGCGCCCGTAATTTGGAGATCTATCCAATCGCGGAGCTGTTTGTATTGCTTGTCATCCAGGGATCCCTCGACGCTGTATATTCCGCTAGTCTGTCCGCCATTTTTATGCATCAAGGCATGGGACTCTTCTGTCGCCATCGATAGTCCAATGGCGTCTCTCGCTAGGGAAAGGATGTCCATGCCGTCCCAGCCATTCCAGCTCGGCCCTTTGACGTGCCATATGGCTTCCGCTGGGAATTCTTTTTGCTCACCTGTCGCACCCGTAACTAGATAGGTCAACACGCCACGGTCGCTGCAAATTACCTCTACAGATCCTGGATCAAGCGGTATTAACTCGACAATTTGTCCTCTGACGCGATTTTTGAACGCAACAAATCGTCTGGTCAGCGCCGCGTGGTAAATCATTGTTTCGCGGAACTCGAAACTGGTCTGCCATGCGTTTGGTTTGCGGTTCAATACCCTATAAAGCGGGTGTTTTTTGGCAATGTCGCTGCCTCCATCGTCCCGCTCTTTGTGTAGCCGCATCGGCACCTGAGCCACGCCTTCAGCTATGGCCCTTACACACGCCAGTACAGCGGTGACTTGTAAAGCGCTTGTTACGTTTACCGATTTTCCCGAGCTCGATCTACTGGTAAAACCAGTCCAGAATCCTTCCTGAAACGCCACGTTTTGGCGCGGCTGTAGCAGGGATGAAAAGAATCCCATTAGGATGCCCTGCGATCAGCGAGGTAACCAATCACCGCCATCAATGCCCCGCCAACGATGTACCCAGCAGGCTCGTATATAGACCAAACGCCATAGGACACACTGGCAAGTCCAGCTGTAATCAGCGCGTCAGGTAACAAGCGCAGCACTTTGTCTTTCATGCAGCGGTTTCCCAGAATGATTTGCCGGATGTCGATGTAAGTGCGGAGCGACGGGCCATGGCTACGACTTGTGCGATAGCGGCGTCAATTTTGTTTTCAGGTCGAAGCTTGCGCGGGAAGATGTTTTCGTTTCGATCTTCCTTAACCTCGACGTTGCTAAGCATCCAAACAGTGCAGGGGTTGCCGTCGTGATGGAATCTTTCATCATCCACGACAGCCTGAATTTCTTTCATGGGCTCCGACAGGTATTTCACCTGCATCGGAATGTTCACGACAGTGAAGCCCTCTTCAGTCAGCGCTGTGGCTATCTCGCGGCCGCCCCACTCGTCCATCGCGACTTCCGAAATGACATGATTTTCCGAGCTGGCGATTACATCATCCTCGATCTGCCCTAGCGAAATCATGTTCCCCGGCGTGGCGATTAGATAGCCTTGCTCGACCCAGCCTTTGTAGTGCACGTTTTCTTTCTTATCGACGGCTGACTGCGGCACGTAGTGGCGCCAAAACGCGTAGTAGTGAACGGCGTCGCTTATCATTCGCCGAAATAGCCAGCAGACAGAAGCAATGTCGATCTTGCTCGCCAGGTCCAGGCCAACAACGCACGTCTCTCCACGGAAGTCATCAATGGATAATGATGAATCGGCAACGCGTTGCAGGTTGTACAGGTTGAGCCAGGGCGAAGCCGCGGCGACCCAGATGTTCAAATGCTTCGTCTGGAATACCGCCTGCTTTCGCGGATCCGCCATAGCGTCGCGCTGTTGAGCGCGTAGAAAATCCGCGTCTACCGAAACGCCGTAGTTTGGATTTGCCTTGCGTAAAGCTTCTTCTGACGTCCAATCATCATCTTTGTCGGTGGTGAAGATGATGCCGAAGCGCTGATCGTTTTCGATCACGCCTTCAAGGATCTTCTGCAACTCGGCTTGGTGCATATAGCACGGCCCGCTGATGTCAGATCCAGACGTCGTGATTACCAACATCAATGGCTGCGATCTAGCACCCATGCCGGTCTGCATGGTGTCGTACAGGTCTGGCGTCTTGTGCTCGTGGTATTCATCCACGATCGCGCAAGATGGCGAAGCACCATCGCCAGGTTTGCCGATGACTGGCTCGAACTTACTGTTGGTCTCAACAACTGAGATATTCGAAGCGTTCACGCCAGTCATGCCGACGCCGAACGTGTCTCGGTATTGCGGCGTCGCGCGAGACATCAAGTTCGCCGGCCTGAACACCTCATAAGCTTGGTACTCAGACGTCGCCCCGCTATACACCAC